GTTTGTGTAACACATCAATCACTTCCACGATCTAACCTAATATGAATACTAAATTAAACCGTGAGAAGCAGATCATTGAGTTGGTCAAACGTCGCTTGGTAGAAGATACCTTCTCTTTCTCTAAGAAGAAGGCTAACTCCCCAACCCCACGACCAGTCCAGGAAATGGTCTCGATATCGTCTAGTATGACGTCGAAGACTTTGTTCATTCCTGGGGACTGGGTGGTTGGTCATGAAGATCGCTGCGACGCGATCCTGGCGCTAGGAGAAGATCCGGTGCCCTGCCTGCTGAAGGATTTGGAATCAGCAGCCCAAACCGCGGCCAAAGTAGTTCTTACGCTTTGGTCAGCCCTCCGATCACATTGGGATTTCGATTATTCGAGAAATCTGAATGACCTTGTGGATTCGGCAGTATGGTATGTTCCTATGTGCGGTGAGGAACAGCAGTTCATTCCTTTTCTGAAGTATCAGTTGTCGTATCTGTTTGCCAAAGCAGAGAGACAATGTGAACTTCCGAAAAGACCAGATTGGATGCGCCATATTGATGGACTTGTTCTGACAGGTGGACTAGGACGAATCTTTAAAACAAGATGCTTTGGTCACACTGTCAAGAACCGTGAGTTCCGAAATACTGTTCTTAATGGGGTTAAGAAAGGGTTGCCACAAATGGGACCCTATCATCTCCTTAAGAATCTTAGAGATATGAAGGCTCGACTTACTAATAATGAGTCGACACCTAATTGTCTCTTAGATGAGGTTAGTCGGACGACGAGAGAGATCTTCTCTCGCGGAGTGAAATATGAAGATTGGGCAGGTGCTCAAGCCTGGACCATGCCTTCATCACACGCGAGCTTCGAGTACTCCAGATCTGAAGGAGGGAACTTAAAGTTCCTCCGTGATCTTGATGGAGATTACTCTGATCATATGTACCTAGAACCTGATCAATTGTGTTCAATGTACTATGACCCTATGGAAGGGACCACCAGGGAACTGAGGTGGCCCGGAAGAACTCTTGAACAAGTCTATAACTCAGTCCAGAGATACTCTGTTCTTAGTTGCTTAGAACGGGGTGGTTTCGCAAAGGCGAAACCCATATTTGAACCTCTGAAAGTTCGTATGATCTCCGCAGGAGACCTTCTCTCAAATGGTCTTTTCGGTAACCTTCAAAAGTTACTGTGGAAGAAATTACAGCGATTTGAGCAGTTCGGTTTGACTGGAAAATCTGTTGAAATTGCAGATATCCAGAGAGTCAATGATGAGTCCCTTGTTCGTCTTGGATCTGATTTCAAGTATTGGGTTAGTGGTGATTATTCAGCCGCTACCGATAACCTGAAAACAGACGCGACGAGGGCCGTCATCGACACGTTGTCAGTAGATCCTATGACACGTGGTGTTTTGGTTCGTGGTCTTCAAGAGACACGGATCGATTTTGACTCAATCAAACTAGAAGGTGTGCCTGAACCCTTTAAGATGTCCCGTGGACAATTGATGGGTTGCGTTTTCTCATTCCCTATACTTTGTATAATTAATCTCGCCGTTTACCGAGCTTCGTTGGAAGCCGAAACCGGAGAAAAGTATAGAATCCCTGACCTGCCAGTTCTTGTTAATGGTGATGATATTTTGTTTAAGACAAATTCATCACATTATAAGACCTGGTGTGGTCTGATCAAGGGAGTTGGTTTTGAGAAGTCTATCGGAAAGAATTATGTTTCGAAGACTATGGCAATGATCAATTCTACATACTTCCGTACGGACAAGAAGATTGTTAAGATTCCTTATCTCAATCTTGGATGGTGTACAGGAGTGTCTAAAGGGGGCTCTGGTTCCATGATGAAGGATGATTCTGAAGAAGAACAGACTATCATGAAGATCCAAGCTCAAGTCGAGAAGACTGAGTCTGATTGGATGTGGGACCCTCAGTATCGTAGACCTAAGTGCGATGAGAGAAGAGCAGAGATTGTTCAGAGATTTAAAGATGAGATCCATCTTTGGAGTTGGGACCGGATTAAGGAATCCGGGGTATCTTGTGGGAGAGGACCTATGGGACTTGGTTTGAAAGACGAAGTACCGGATTATATGGATGCATTTTCGTATGTATTATACAACGAAAGAACCCGTCCGGTGCTTCATGGTTTGTCTTCACAACCGAAGTCTATGGCTCCCTGGAAAAGCACTAAACTCGTGGCATTTGATGCCCAGGAGGAGTGTGATGAGTATAGATCGATCTTTAAGAAATTCTTTGAAAAGATAGACACTAGATTTATTAGTAAATCACGTGCCGAACGAAATCTTAGAAATATCTGGAAGAAACATGCTCAAAGATACCTAGAGAACGGATTCAAGACCGTTGAACGTGATTTTAAGGAAACACGATTCGTGGTCGGGGCTTTCCCAGTGCGTCATGCGATTATGGGTGAGGAGATGACTCCCACCATGTTCGCGGCACTCAGGCAGCATGAGAGCGACGGGGCATGAGAGAATTGACTCTCGCCCATGAACTTAACCTTATTATTGATACAAAGGTTACTTCGAGTATCGTAAGATTACCTCGGTAAGTTTGGGTTTAAGAACTTATAAGACTGGATCACTGATTCAAATAACCAGCATGTCTTAGATTACGATTACCCAGGCCTTTCGGCCTCGATTTCAATCATTGGAGTTTGAAGGGTGGTGCGAGCCCTTAACTATTGGTTTAGCCAATATTGATAATCATCGTTTTGGGATTGGGTGGTGGCCTCAACAGGGGCATCTTTGGATGGTAGGTAGCTGGATAAACTGAACCAGCACGACATTGTAAATATAATTACCGTAAACCGAGTGGAAAATAGGATTCTTTCCTTGACCGCG